AGGCGGACCAGAGGAGGATGCAGGCGGTGCTGATTCTGGCCCGACAGGCGTCCCGCGAAAGCGACGGGCGCATCGCCAAGGGTACAGCGGGCGGGCAGGCGCTCACCTGGCACGTGCGGTCGTGTTTCTTGTTTTCGAGCATCGGCATTGCCGCCACGCAACGCGCAGACCTTAGCCGAGTCACCGTGTTGGACCTTGTCCCGGAGCATCAGCGCAAGGTGGACCGATTTTCCGAGGCTCTCGAGTTGTGGAAACAGACCGTCCGCGCGCCGGAGTGGGCCGCAGCTTTGCGGGCGCGATCGCTAGCACTTGCGCCGGTGATCGCGGCAAACTGCGCCGTTTTTAAAAATGCAGTGTTGGATCACCTAGGCAACCAACGCGACGCCGACCAGGTGGGCGCATTGCTCGCGGGGGCGTACAGCCTTACATCCGGCGGGCGCATTACGTCAGAGGCGGCCGCGGAATGGTGCGCACGGCAGGATTGGAGCGCATTCAGGAGCGCGGACACCGAGCGCGACGAGGCGCAGTGCCTAGCGCATCTGCTGGAGGCGCACGTGATGGTGGACCTTGACCGCCGGGGACCTGCCCGCACAACGCTTGGGGAGTTAGTCCGGCAGGCAATTAGCGTCCGTTGGGAGAGCGAATCGGCGGAGCTGGCACGGCAGGCACTGGCGCGGTTTGGTGTCGGCGTGCGCACCGAGGGGCTGGATGTTGCGAACAGCCACGACGAACTGCGGCGCATTTACCGAGAGACGCCGTTTTGCGACAAGTGGAGAGACCAGCTTAAGCGCATCGACGGGGCACGCGAACTGGCAGCGACCCGGATTAACGGGGTGATGAAGCGGGCAGTGCGGCTTCCGTTTGCGGTAATGGGCCTGGAGGGCTGAGGTCGCCGCGCGTATGCGTACACGGGCGCGCGTACACACGCACGCGCGATCACGCACGCGTACAGGCGCACGGGCGGGTACGCACGCACGCGTACACGGGCACGCGCGATCACGCGTACGCGTACGCACGCGAGGATTTTGCAAAACCGAGGGGGGTGTTTGCGGCGTTTGCAAACACATAACCTACACAAACACAGAGGCTTCTGCGTTCTGTTTGCAGTTTTGCGGATTTTGCGGGGGCATATACCTCACATGTGTGTGTGTGTGCGCACGTATACGCGTGTGTGTGCGCGTGTGCGCCTGCACACATACATGAACCTTCTCTCTAATTTTGCAAAATATGTATGTATAGAGAGAGAAACACTCTGTAGGACAACGATTTAAGGTGTCTGCAACGGCCGCAAAACAACCGCAAAATCCAGCAAACAGTCGCAAACACGTTGACGACTCGCACAAACGCACGCAGTCTGCAGGGGTGAACAACACACCGCACCGGACCAGACCGCAGGGCATGCGATTGCCAACGCTTGGCGGGCGATTGCTGGGCGTTTGGCGAGCAAAGCGGGTGGATACAGCGGACGGGGTGGTAAACGGGCGCAGAAACGGCCGCGGGAACAAAAAGGGGGGCAGGGGGTAGGGGGGGAAGGAATCTCTTTGGGCGGAAACTGTCGACGCTGGTTGCCGCATATTTCTAAAAAAACGTGAGTAACAAAAAGACACCCCGGAAACCTCAGGCGCGCCGGCCGCGGGTGGAGGAAAAGCCGGTTGGACCACCAAGTCCGAACCGGGATGGATCTGGCCGGTTAATCCTGGCCTACATCGCGGCTGAAATGGGCGTGAACGTGTCCACGGTTAGCCGATGGGCGATGCAGGGAATGCCGCGCGATTCGGTGGAGAGTGCGCGAGCATGGAAAGCTGCGAAGGCGGCCGAGTCGGCTGAGATTAGCGCGCACGGGCCCCCGAACATTGCCGCGGCGCGTTTGGAAAAAATCCGGGCGGAAACCGAGCGCATCAAATTTCGTCTGCTGGTCGATCGAAACCAGTTTTTGCCGGTCGATCAGATCCGAGAGGAGGCGACAACGATTGGCAGCGTGCTGGTGGCGGAGTTGTCCGCGCTGGCAAACGACTTGCCCGGGCACCTTGCTGGGCTTACAGAAATTCAAATCCGGGACCGGTTGCTAGTGCGACTTGATTCCCTTATCGAAAAAATCCGTGGTCAATTGGAATCTCTCCTCGATGTTAGAGAACCCGACGAACTCGAGGAAGTGCCGCGCCCCGGTCCTTGACGGGTTCCTTTGCGGGTTCCAGTCGCGTTTTCGGGGGGACCCTCTCGATTGGCTGGAGGCAAACGTGACGCTGCCGCACTCGGCGCGCGCGACATTGTTTGACCGAGCGGTGACCCCCTGGCTCAACGAGATCATTCAGACGTTTACCGCGGGGGCGCACCGCCAGATTGCGATCCGCGCCCCGGTGGGCGGGGGTAAAACGACGCTTCTCGAGCTGCTGGTGGCGTACGTGGTGGCGGAAGCCCCGGGCGGCATGCTGCTAGTGGGCCAGAGTGACGACATGGCCAAGGATTTTGCCGAAACGCGGTTGCTCCCGGTGCTGCAGGGGTGCAAAAAAACCGCGGCGCTGTTTCCGCGGGACCGGCATCAAAAACGTAAGACCAGCATCCTATTTCCGCACATGCCGTTGTTCATTGCAGGCGCGAACCTTTCCAGCCTGCAGGAAAAGTCCATGCGGTACGTGTGGATGGACGAGCTGTGGAGGTGGCGCCCCGGCATGATTGGCGAGGCGCAACGGCGGACGCACGACCGCTGGAACTCGGTGGTGATCGGGGTGTCGCAGGGCTGGGACGACACGCACGAAGCCGAAGCGTTTTTTGAGGCCGGCGAACTGCGGTGCTGGGGGACCGTGTGCGCGGGCTGTAAAAAATGGCATCGGCTGGTGTGGTCGAGCATCAAGTGGGAGGATGCCACGCTTGAGGACGGCACGCCCGACTGGGAGCGGCTGGCGTCCTCGGCGCGGCATGAGTGCCCGGAGTGCGGGCACGTCACACGCGACACGGCGCAGGAGCGGCGCGCGATGGCCACCGCGGGGCGTTACGAGCGGATGCCAAGCAACGGGCTATCCGGGCGCGTGTCGTTCCACTATTCGGCGCTTGGTGTCTACTGGATCCCGTGGGGCACGCTTGTTGTTGAGTGGATCAAAGCGCAAATTTTGAAAAAGTCGGGGGACTTGTCCGCGCTGCGGCAGTTTGTGCAGAAGCGATTGGCGGAAGTTTGGAAGCAAGAGAACGACGCGCCGCCGGTGGAGCTGCGCGGGGCGGATTACCTTAAATCCGATTTAATCGACGGGCAGCGGATTGAAGGGGAAGTGCGCAGGTTTTTAACGATCGACCGGCAGCAGGATCACTGGTGGGTGCTGTGCCGGGCATGGCGCGCCGACGGGTCAAGCCGGTTGATTTGGGAGGGGAAGGTGTTGACGATCGAAAGCATCCGCGACACGCAGGAGCGTTTAAAAGTGGAGGACTACTGCGTTTTTCAGGACGCCGGGTACAGCACCGGGAACGTGTATGATGAGTGTGGGCAGCATGGCTGGAACGCGATGATGGGCCGCGGGGATGACTTTTTCTGGATCGGCACTGGGCGCCGGCGGCATCAACGGGCGTTTTCCGAACCGCGGCCGGTGCGATCTCCACGGGGTCACACGTGTAAGCTTATCAACTGGGCAAACGAGCCAATCAAGGATCAGCTTGTCCGGTTGCGCGCGCAGGGGGCGCCCCTGTGGGAGCATCCGCGGGACGTGTCTATCGATTGGACGTCGCACATGAACTCCGAGGTGAAGCGGGACACCGTAGACCGCGTCACAAAGCAGGTGAAGCAAAGGTATGTGCTGGTAAAACGGCACAACCACCTTTGGGATTGCGAGGCAATGCAGCTGGTCGCTGCGGCGTATTTCCGAATTCTCGGCCAGATTGACAACCGGGACGAGTGATTGACATGCGGCGGATTACGTGGACGCCGCAACTTCTGTGATTCTTAACGTGTTTCTCCAGCAGGACGTGGCGCTTTTGCGCAACCTGCGCGACTCAACTTTCGACGCGGTAAGCGCAGGCGAAGGCACGCTAATTTCCAGCACGGTCAACGGATCGAGCTTTTCATTTTCCGCGCCGGGGATGCTTTCCAAGCTGCAAATTTTAGCGATGGCGCAGCTCGCCCTTGACCACAAAGCGCGCGGCATCTGTCGGCCGGTGACCCGCACGCAGGCAATGTTCAACTGATATGGTCCGCAACTTTTTGCAACGCATCAAAGCCAGTCTTGGGTTTGCCACTGGCGGGCCTAACCAACTGCGGCTGGCAAACGGCGGGTACTGGGCGCAGAGGCCCCTGCTAGGCAACTACGCGCAACCGCTCGACAAAAATATCGACGTGAGCGAGTGGCGGACGATCGTCAACGCATCGCAGAAACTTTTTTGGAATTTCGGCCCCGCGCAGGGTGCGCTGCAAGAAAAGTCGACTTACGTAGTCGGCCGCTCCTGGCTGCCGCGGTTTGAGGGCGAGGACAAAGAGTGGGGCCGCGCGGCGACTGACTGGCTCGTGTCGCAGTTTTACGGAGTGTCGCATGTTAACGGGATGGATTTCCAGACGGCGCTTTACCTCGACAGTCTTTCGGTAGACCGCGACGGGGATGTCTTTTGCCTGTACACTGAAGCGCGTGACGGGTACCCGCAGTTTCAACAAATCCCTTGGCACGCGATTGGCAGCCGAGACAACAAACCAACAGTGGAAGCCGGGGCATTTCGCGGGTACCGGCAGCACAACGGGGTCATCGTAAACGAATACGGGCGCCCCATTGGGTTCCGCGTTTTAGGGCGCACGCCGGAGGAAGACCGTGACATCAGCGCACGCAACATGGATTTCCTCCGCGAGCCGGTGGCCCCGGACCAGACGCGAGGGCTGCCAGCGTTTACAAGCGCAATCCTTGATTTGCGCGACTTGATGACGATGCAGGACTACGTGCGGCAGGCTGCAAAACTGGCGGCGGCAATCGGGCTCATCGAACACAATGAACTCGGCGTTGCGGACATGAGCGACCCGGTGATGCAGTTGCAGCGGCCGGGCCCAACGCAACAGGGGCTGGTCGGCGAGGAAATTTTCGGGGGCACCGTGCGTTATTTCCGCGCCAACAGCGGCGCAAAGCTGGAACAGTTAAAGAGCGAAG